GAAGAAGCAGTGGAAGACAATCTGTATGACAGCTTGTCCGCTCGCTACACCAAGGCGCTGGCTCGTGCTATGGCGTACACCAAGCAAGTCAAGGCTGCTGCCCTCCTGAACACCGCGTTCACGGGCTCTGGCAACCCAACCTATGGTGACGGTAAGGTACTGTGTGCAACAGATCACCCGTTGCAGAACGGCGGAGTAAATTCCAACCGCCCTACCACTGGCACTGACCTGAACGAGACTTCGCTGGAAAATGCCGTGATTCAGATCGCTGCATGGACTGACGAAAAAGGTCTGTTGCTCGCTGCCAAGCCGCGCAAGCTGGTGATCCCTCCTGCACTGATGTTCGTGGCAACCCGCTTGCTCGAAACGGAGCAGCGCGTGGGTACCGCCGATAACGATATCAACGCTCTCAAGAGCAATGGTTCGATCCCCGGTGGTTACACGACCAACCACTTCTTGACCGATACGAATGCTTGGTTCCTGTTGACCGACGTTCCAAACGGCCTGAAGCACTTCACCCGTATGCCTTTGGCTAACTCAATGGATGGAGACTTCGATACGGGTAACGTGCGTTATAAAGCCCGCGAGCGTTACTGCTTTGGTGTATCTGATCCACTCGGGATTTTCGGTTCGCCTGGAAGCAGTTAAGCTACAGCCCCCGTGTAATAACGGGGTGTTGCTACAAAAAAGGGAGCAAATGCTCCCTTTTTTCATTGTATTTTCATCCTACGGACATCTTTGGTACGTTACCCGTATCGAAACTTATACCGGACATAATTCGTAAGTATGCGAAATATATTTGCAAACCCCCGTCTATGGGCAGACCCGATGTGGAGAGCAAAAATGCTTGCTGCACGGAACAAACCGTGATATAAACACGTAACCCCGAATAATCGGGAGTACCAGACGGGTCGGGCCGACACTATGCAGACGGGTACTCCTTAATCGCATAGGAGAATCATATGAGTTCCACGACTTTCTCGGGCCCAGTCACGTCCACCAACGGTTTTGTCGGCAATGTCACAGGTACCGTCACAGGCACTGCGCTGGTTGAAACGGTGACATCCACAAACGTCATCACGGCAGCAGAGTCTGGCACCACGTATTTCCTGTCCGCGCTGGCAGGTTTCGCGTCCACGCTTCCGGCCCCGGCGTCAGGTCTGGCTTTCTCCTTCGTCGTGATCACAGCGCCTACAAGCAACGGATACACCATTGGAACAAACGCGGGAGCAGACGTCATGTCGGGCACCCACAGCGTTACCGCTACTGGCGGCGGCAGTGCCATTGCGTTAGCCGACGTTATCACCTTGGTTGCCAACAGCGCAGTTGCTGGAGATCGCGTTGATGTGGTCTCCAACGGCACCTACTGGTACGTAGCAGCATCATCTACGTTGAAGGCAAGCATCACTTCTGCTGCAACGTAAAGAGCATACGCCATGAGCATGGAATCAGACATTCTTGCCAGCGTACCTATCGCAGCAAGCGGCCAGTTCACTAACCAAGCAGCAGCCAATATTGGGCGTTGCCGGGTTAAAGCTGTTCTGATGATGCCCAGTGCCACCGCGGGCACTCTCATCCTTAAGGATGGGGGTACGAATGGCACGGTCGTCGCTACATTCAATACGCCTGCCGCTGTCGCGGCTCCGGTGTACGTGATTCTTCCCGGTGAAGGGCTGCTGTTCCAAACAGCCGTCTACGGCACCGTCAGCAACATTGGTTTCTCGACGATCTTTTATGCCTGATAACTGGAAGCCCAACCGCTCTTTTGCTGCGAAGCAGGGGGTTGGCACGAGAAAACAACAGCGTGGCGAGAAGGCTGTAAACAAGTCAAAGATCGATCACGGGACTATGGATTTTTTTAAAGAAGGCGGTACTGCTATGGCTACAAAAGGTGTCAACCCATTCGCAAAATTCGAGAAGTCTGCCAAGGACAAAGAAGTCAAGGGCAAGGGCAAAGAAGGCTCCAAGAAAGAGGAGTTCTTTGACCGTATGCAGGGCGGTATGAAGTGCGGCGGCGGAGTCAAGAAGTACGCCAAGGGCGGCGGCGTTGAGCTACGCGGGAAGACTGTTGGTAAACAGGTATAGCAATGGCTACCTCCGGCACCACGGCGTTCAACCTAGACTTCCCCGAGATTGTCGAGGAGGCGTTCGAGCGCGCGGGTTCGGAGTTACGTTCCGGCTACGATCTCAAGACTGCGCGTCGGTCTATGAATCTACTGTTTGCTGACTGGGCCAATCGTGGAATCAATCTCTGGACGATTGATTCTGGAACCGTCAGCCTTGTAGCAGGCACGGCCACGTACGTACTTCCGGAAGACACCGTCGATCTACTCGATCAAGTTATACGCACAGGAGCCGGAGTCTCTTCTACGCAGGCAGACCTCACATGCACGCGAATAAGCTCCAGCACCTACGCCACTATCCCGAATAAGCTGACGCAGGCACGGCCCCTGCAAGTGTGGATACAGCGTCTTGCGGCTCCGCAGATAACGGTGTGGCCGGTACCCGATGCAGGACAAACCTACCAGCTTGTTTACTGGCGTCTGCGCCGCCTACAGGATGCAGGCAATGGAGCGAATACCCCTGACGTACCGTTCCGCTTCCTGCCTGCCCTAGTGGCCGGGCTCGCGTACTACCTAGCTCTGAAGCTCCCTAACGGGGCAGACAGGATGCCTGTTTTGAAGCAGCAGTACGACGAGGCGTTTCAGTTGGCTGCGGATGAAGACCGAGAAAAGGCTTCTGTACGCTTCGTGCCGAGGGTGGGGTATGTATGACAGCCCCATTTGCTTCTGGTAGAAAATCAATTGCAGAATGCGATCGCTGTGGCTTCACCGTTAAGCTGAAAACGCTGAAGGCGGAAGTCGTTAAGCAAAAGACAACGGGCCTTTTGGTTTGCCAAGATTGCTGGACCAAGGACCATCCGCAGTTGATGTTAGGCACGGTGCCGGTAAATGACCCGCAGGCACTGCGTAATCCAAGGCCGCTAGCACTGGTAGAAAGCAGAGACATCCAGTGGGGGTGGAACCCGGTTGGCGGAGGTAATACTTCCATCAACCCCGGAACACCTGATACCTTGCTTATGCAAGGTGAAGTTGGTACAGTGACAGTATCCGTAACGTAGGAAGAATCATGGCAACATACAAGCAACCAACCCCCGCCCCAACTCCTGCGGGGAACGGCTACCCAGCCAAAGATGTGAAAACATCGGGGGCACAGACGCGCGGTAACGGTGCCGCTACTAAAGGCAAGACCGCTCGCGGTCCAATGGCATAAATGAACTACGCCGCGCTTGTCGTCGCCGTGCAGGGGTACCTAGAGAACACGTTCTCTACGGTGGATATGAACACGTGTATCACGCAGGCAGAAAAGCGGATATACAACGTCGTACAGATTCCGGCGCTGCGCAAGAGCGTCACCGGGACAATGACAGCAACGAACCAGTATCTGGCATGCCCGACTGATTTTCTGTCTAGCTATTCAATGGCGGTGATTGCCCCGGTTACGGGCGCGTACACATACCTCATAAACAAGGATGTGTCGTTTATACGCGAGGCATACTCGGTTCCAGCAGCCACCGGAACCCCAAAGTACTACGCGCTGTTCGGTCCAAGATCAGACCAGCCAACAGAGCTAGGCTTCATAGTAGGCCCGACCCCAGATGTAAGCTATGCAGTTGAACTGCACTATTTTTTCTATCCCGAGTCCATCACTACTGCGGCAAGCGGGACCACATGGCTAGGGGATAACTTCGATCCGGTACTGCTTTACGGAACGCTTGTAGAGGCGTACACGTTTATGAAAGGCGAGGCGGACCTTTTGGCGATGTACAACACAAAGTTCAGTGAAGCGCTATCGCAATTAAAACGGCTTGGCGACGGGCTGGAAAAGCAAGACGCATACCGTAGCGGACAACCACGTATTCAAGTAACCTGATTTAGGAGATAAAAATGGCTATCACACAAGCAATGGCAAGCTCGTTTAAACCCGAAGTTATTGGTGGCATCCATGACCTCGACACGGATGCGATTTATATTGCCCTGTACGTAAGCACGGCAACGCTTAGTGCTGCTACTACCGCATATGCTGCAACCGATGAAGTTGCTACCGCAGGCGGCTACACCGCAGGAGGTATCCTGCTTACGACACCGGTTATCTCGCTTGATGGCACAACGGGCATCTGTGATTTTGCAGACGCTACGTGGCCTGCGGCGACCATCACGGCGCGCGGAGCGCTGATCTACAACTCGACAAAGGCAAACAGGGCTATCGCCGTACTGGACTTCGGGTCGGACAAGACGAGCACTGCGG